CATCCGCCGAATTGAGCGCCCAGGTCAAATGCGCGGCATCCCATGGCTTGCGCCGGTCATGACCACGCTTGGCGAGATCAGCGACTATCAGGATGCCCAGATCCTGAAGCAGAAGATCGGATCGCTGTTGGCCTTCTTCGTGAAGGCTGGCACTGACGGTGCCACCTACAAGGGTGCACAGCTCAGCCACCTAGAACCCGGCGCCATTGTTGGTTTGGAAGACGGGCAGGAGGTGACGGCCTCTGAGCCGCCCAAGGTCGATGGCTATCAGGAGTTCATGAACCAGGCGATCCGCACAATCGCGATGGGGCTGGGGCTCAGCTATGAGAGCTTCGGTGACTTGCGTGGGGTGAACTTCAGTTCCGGCAAGATGGGCCGCATTGAGATGGACCGCTTTGTCGAGATCTGGCAGCGCGCAATCATAATCACGCAGTTCTGCATGGGGATCTCGCGCTGGACGCGGGATGCCTGGCGTTTGGCGCAGGCGTCCAACCGATTGCCGCCTGTTCCTAGGTCGATCGACTGGACCGCCCCGAAACGTCCGATGATCGATCCGGCAAAAGAGATCGGTGCAGCCGTCGATGAGATCGAGGCTGGATTGACAAGCCTGCAGCGAAAACAGCGCGAACTTGGATACGACCCTGACGTGATTGCTCGTGAGCGGGAAGAGGACGGCAAGCGCGGCGGGGGCCAACCAACTCCGGCCAATAGAAACAAACGCCCCGACGAGGACGAAACCATCGAAGAGGATGATGAAGATGGACGGCAATGATTTGATCCTGAACGGTGAGATCGTTCTGGAAGGCTACATTCACGACCACGAAACCTGCGAATGGATGGGGGCTGGGTACTTCTCTGCCCGCATGGTGCGTGATGCGCTTTCGTCGTTTTCGGGCGATGTGACCGTGCGGGTCAATTCCAATGGTGGCGATCCCTTCGAGGGGGAGGCGGCGCGGGCTGCGTTTGAAGCGCATACCGGCAAGGTCACTGTCCTGGTCAACGGCATGGCCGCGAGTGCGGCATCTCTGCTGATCATGGGGGCGGATCAGATCGAGCTGTCCGCCGGTTCATTCATCATGATCCACGATCCATCGGGTGGATGTTGGGGAACAGCGGAGGCGCATGAGGCTGAGGCGGAACGCCTGCGCACTCTCGCCAGCACCTATGCCGATGTCTACGCAGATCGCTCTGGCCTTTCGAGTGAAGAGGTCAAGGCGATGATGACTGCCGAGACATACATGAATGCGGCAAAGGCGGTGGAGACCGGCTTTGCAGATGCCGTCATTGGCAATCCCAAGTCAGACGTGCCTGAGGCTGAGGCGATTGCAGCGGTGCAAACCCAGATGGCCCGCGATCACCGCCAGTTCCTGACACGCATGCAGCATTTTCGCGCATCGGGCAGCAAGCCCGATGCGAAACCAAAGGTCAGTATGACCAATTCACAGGAGGCTCATGAGATGCCGAAAGATACCAATCAGCAGACCACCAATCCGACGCCCTCGGCCACGCCGCCTGAAGGGGCAGCGCCGAGCACAACCATGGCCAACGCGTCCGAAATCGAACAGGCCGTCATGGCAGAGCGCCAGCGCCAGTCCGCTATCCGCACCATGGCGGCACCTTTTCTTGCAGCGGGCCAGCTTACGCAGATGCAGATCGACAGCGCCATCGATCAGGGCCTGACCACAGAATCCGCGAGCGCTCGCTTCATGACCCAGATGGCCGCGACCCCTGATCGCGTAGTGCCGGCCGCTCCGGTGGGTGCCCGTCAGGACGAAACCGAAACCCGGATGGAAGGCATGATCCAGGCGTTGATGTCTGACTACACCGGGCCGGGTGAGCAGTTCCGTGGTATGCGGGTGCGGGGCCTCGCGATGGAATTGGGCGGTGGTTCCAGCTTCGACACTTTCGCTCAGGTTCAGCGCGGCATGCGCTCCACCACCATGATGGGCGGTGCACATGGTGTCAGCGATTTCGCCTACATCACCACTGAAGTGATGAACCGCAGTCTTATCGCGGCCTATGAGCGCCGTACTGCAAATTGGCAGGCGCTGACCGGGACGCCGATGCAAGCCAGCGATTTCCGCGAGCTGCATGCCGCGCGCTTTGGCGGTGACTTCCAGCTCAAGAAAATTCGCGAAAATGGCGAGTATGAAGAGGCGACGCTTGCGGATGAGGCAGAAGGTCTCAAGGTCGAGCGCCGTGGCCGGACCATCAACCTGACCTTTGAAGCGGTCATGAATGATGACATGGGCGCGTTTAATCGCATTCCCACCGATTTTGCGATGGCCGCGCGGCTCATGGAGGCGTCCATGGTCTGGGCATTGCTGCGCTCCAATGCGGTGCTGAAGTCTGACAAGACCGCTCTGTTCCATGCCAAGCACAAGAACATTGCCCCTGCAGGTGCAATTGGTGCGGACAGCGTTGGCAAGGCCCGCAAGCTGATGTGGGAGCAGAAAGCCTTTGGTTCTGCGGATGGCGCTGAAGACTTCCTGATGATCGAGCCCGATCTGCTGATTGTGCCTCCTGCGCTGGAAACAGACGCGGGCAAATTCATCGCAGACGTGACCCCGGCTAAGATGTCGGATGCAAACCCGTGGCGCGCTTCGCTGACGCCGGTTGTCGCACCGCATCTCGGCTCGGTTGCCCAGGGCGGTTCTGACACTGATTGGTATGTCGCATCGTCTGACCTGCCGCCGATTACCGTGGCCTATTTGGAAGGGCATCAGGCCCCAACGGTTCGCACGGTTGAAGGCATGAACCCTGACAAGGTGACGATGACTGCGCGCCATATCTTTGGTGCGGCCCCGTCGGAGTTCCGCGGCATCGTGAAAATCCCCGGCCAGTAAGCCCGGCGATTTCCCAGCTTGAACTGATGTGACGAAAGGGCGGCATGTGCCGCCCTTCGTCGTTTGCAACTCTGACAAAGGAAGGTTTGTCATGAAAAACTACGTAAAGCCCGGTGATCATCTCACCGTCATTGCTCCGGCAGATGTGAAATCCGGGGGCCTCGTCAAGGTTGGCTCCCTTATCGGTATCGCTCAGCATGATGCCCTCGCCGGTGAAGAGGTCGAAATCGTCCGCAAAGGCTGTTTCACGCTGCCGAAAGTGTCGGCCCAGGCATGGGCGCAGGGCGCAAAGATCTACTGGGTCAGCGCTGATGCCAAATGCACCACCACTGCGAGCGGCAATACTCTGATTGGCGCGGCTGTACTGGACGCGGCAGACCCGTCTGACAGCGGTTTGGTCCTGCTGGATGGCGTGATCCGCTAACGCTGATGGGCCATTTCTTTAATGGCATGGCCGGATTGCTGAACGAAATATTCGGTGATCCGGTCAGGGTCATACGGGCGAGCGGCGATGTCGAAACCATCCAAGCTGTTTTCCGCCGGGATCCGATCGAGGTGGCGGGGAGCGATGGGTTCCCGGTTCTGATCATGAGCCCAACTCTTAAGGTGCCTCAGACCACCCGCCTTGCGTTTGGCGATGTGGTAGAGCCATCCATCGCGCCCGGTGAGCGGTTTGTTGTGCAAAGTGGCGAGCCAAGCCCGTCACCGTCTGCCGACCGTTTCGTGGTCTATGAGCTGGAGCTTGAACCATGACATCCAAGATCGCTGATGTCCTCGCCACTGCGCGCGGGGCGATTTCAGCTGACCCGCGTTTTGCAGGGTTCCAGACGTTCCGCATCTGGGACAAGCGCATCAATGAGACATCCTTGCCCGCCTTTGGTGTTGGGGTGCCTCGCTGGACAGATGATGAGAAACATACCCACTCAAGCGGTGAGGTGGTGACCACAATCGTGATCGCACTGAAGCGCTCAGACGGTGATCTCGAAAGTCTGGCATTTGAAGATGCAGCGGCGATCAAGGCGCTGCTGTTGTCGGCCCTGGAAGATGAAGCGCATGAGCTGAACTTTCAGGAGGCGACCTATCAAGAGGACAGCGCGGGGGAGAAACCCGTTTCCACTCTCTCGATGATGTTCTCTTTCACCTACTGGCCTGCAGCTCTGTAGCCCAGTTCAATCCCGCATATGCGGGCATTCCGACATAGGAGCATAACGATATGTCAAGCAGCGGAGCTATTCGCGGCGCAGGCGCAACTGTGCGCATCGGCGTGGGTGATCCTGTCGCATGGACCACCCTGGCCGGTATTGAATCCTTCGATTTCCCGGATCAGACGCGCCCGGAATTGGATACAACCCATTTGGGGAGTCCAAACGATACTGAAGAAGCCATCCCCGGCATGCGCCCGGTTGCGGTCTGGTCAGTCGACCTGCACCACGTGCCAGGCAGTCCCACCGAAGTCCTTCTCGCGGGGCTGGAAAAGACCCAGGAGCCCCTGCAGCTTGGGCTTAAGGCGGGCGGTGCGGCGGCGACTGAGAAAGTCTTTGCCGGATACGTCAAGGGCTACATCCCCAAAGGGATCGGGCCCAAGAATATCCAGATGGCGGCGCTGAGCGTCATCGTTCAAGCCCAGATCCAAGAGTGAGGGTCACATGGCTGATTACGCGACAGGTGAAGTCAGAGGGCGGGTCCGTGGTCGGCTGAAAACCCTCTGCCTTGATATGGCTGCATTGGACCGCTTTGAGGCTGCACAGGGTGAAAAAGCCTTTGCCGCGCTGGACGAAATGTCCGGAGACGATGCGGGCTTTGTGACGCTGCGCCGTCTGGTGCATGCGGCCATGGCCAAACATCATCCAGATGCCACCTTGGCGGAGGCGCAAGCGTTCATTGCCAAGCACCCCAAGCAGATCCGGTCATTGCTCAATCGCGCGCTGCCAGAGCCTGAGGTGGGCGAGGGCGTAGCGGATACCGCACAGGGAAATCAGTCAGGAGCGAAGGGGTAGGGGTCTCTTCGCTCCGTGCAGACTGGCTTGATGCAGGGCTCGATCCTGATCGGTTCTGGCGGATCACCCCCCGCGCTTATGTTGAAGAGATGCGTTCGGCGGCTCGTCGCCGGGCGCATCAACAGGCCGATCTGGCCGAGGCCATGTTTGTGGGATCTCGGATGGAAGGCAAAGACCTCCAGAAATACTGCGACGATCTCCGGGGCCATGATCGCACCTTGCCGCCTGAGGCGCTCCCCGGTGCGATCGATGCGGCTTCGCGCGATCAGCCGGTGATGACCTGGAACGAATTCCTAGAACAAAGGAACAGCTAAAATGTCTCTGGTCGGTCGGCTCAAGGCGACCCTTGGGCTCGATGCTCGCGGGTTCGATAGCGGTCTGAAGAAAAGCGAAAGCCGCGTGAAGCGGTTCGGAAAGGCCATCTCCAAGATCGGGGCTGGCCTTTCTCTCGTTTCTGCTGGTGTGCTGGCGGCAGTGCGCAATCAGCTCAATGCTGCTGATGAGCTGTCCAAAAGTGCGCAGCGGCTTGGTGTGCCGATTGAAGAGCTTTCTGCGCTCCGCCACGCCGCCGATATGTCCGCAGTCAGCACGTCTGATCTCGACAACGGTTTGCGCCGCCTGTCGCGGAACATGCAGGACGCCTCCACGGGTGGCAAAAAAACCTCCGCTCTGTTTCGGGATCTTGGGATCAGCGTTTCTGATGCCAACGGCAAGCTGCGTCCGACATCTGAGGTGATGGCAGATGCGGCAGACCGTCTTGCGGCTATGCCTGACGGGGCCAAGAAAACAGCGCTGGCATTTGAGTTGTTCGGGCGCGCGGGCACCAACCTGATCCCAATGCTCAACGGAGGCCGGGAAGGTCTGCAGGGCATGCTGAAAGAGGCCCGCGAACTGGGTCTGGTTGTGGATCAGAAGACGGGTAAGGCTGCTGAGAACTTCAATGATAACCTCTCGCGTCTTTCAAAGACCGTGCGGGGTGTGTTGTTGCAGTCGACTGCGGCATTGGCGCCGGTCTTGGAGCGCATCACAAATGCGGTTGTGAATGCGTCCAAGTGGTTCCGTGATCTGTCGCCTTCTGTTCGTCAGGCCCTTGCGGGGTTCGTGGCGTTCCTGGCTGTCGCAGGCCCATTGGCTCTTGCCATCGGTGGGATCACCCTTGCGCTGTCAGCGATCGCGGGACCGGTTGTGGCTGTGCTCGGTGGTTTCGCGGCGCTGGTGGCTGCGGCTTCAGGTCTGGGCGTCAGTCTCAGAACCATTGCCGCTGTTGCCGGTTCTGTTGCCGCAGCCTTCGGGATCAAGCTGGTTGTTGCGGTTGGGACAAAGTTTGTCGCCTCTGCTGTCGCTGCGACCCGTCAGGCCCTTGCTCTGGAAATGGCTCTGGGGGCCAAGTCTCGCGCCGCTGCTGTCGCAGGGGTGGCCGTCAAAGGGTTGTCACGGGCATTGACCACCCTGCGCAGCGCGCTGGTGGCAACTGGTATCGGTGCGCTGGTGGTGGCTGCAGGGCTGCTGATCGATCAGTTTGTGCAGTTGGTCCAGCGCACTGGCAGTGTGGGCACGGCTTTGTCGCTCCTGTGGGATGTGGCAAAAGAGATCTTCAGCCGCATCGGCCTCGCGGGTTGGGCTGCTGTTGATCGCCTGCGCGGGGCCTTCCTTGATTTCCAGGCCAAGGCGGTTCGGATCTGGGCGGGTGTGATCCGCACTGTCACCGATGCTGCTGAAGCTATCGTGGATGCAGGGAAGGGGGCAGCGGCGGCTTTCCGGGCTTCTTTCAAGAGCATTCCGGGTGCGCTTGGCGACTTCATGTTTCAGGCGGCAAACTCTGTCGTTGACGGCGTGGAGGGCATGATCAACGCGGTGGTGACCCGGATCAATACCTTCATCTCCGGGCTCAATAGCGCGCTGGATAAATTGCCAGCATGGGCGGGGGGTGGTTCCTTGTCGATCGGATTGGTCGATGAGGTAGATCTCGGCTCTATCGCCAATCCCTTTGCCGGGAAAGCTGAAGAAATGAGCCGTGCCGCTCAGGAGGCTTATGAGGCTGCGCTTGGGTCCACCAATTTTGGCGACCGATCGGCAGAGCTGGATGAGCTGGCGGCAAAGATCGATGTCAGCGCTGCCGCTGCACGTAGCGCAAGCGCAGTCTTCCTCGACATGGCAACAGCGCCCATGCAGAGCATTGAAGCCCTGCGCGAGGCGATGCAGGGCACAGAGACTGACACCGACAACGCTGCCAGTGCTGCGGAAAACCTGAAGGATAAGCTGGACGATTTGGAAGACGGCCCAGGCGGAGGCGGCGGTGGAAAGGGCGGCAAGGGAGAAGGAAAGAAGGGCCAGAAGAGCGAGCTGGAACGCAAGATCAAAGGCATTTCGGATTCGCTTGCCGGTGCGATTGTCAAAGGGGAAAGTCTCCGCGATGTGATGCGCAACGTCTGGCAGCGGATGGCGCAGGATCTCGTTTCCAGCGGCATCCAAAAGCTGATGGCCAGCCTGTTCAACTTTGCTGGCGTCGGTGGCGGCGGCACTTTTGGCAAGATCGTTGGCACGATTTTTGGCATTCCCGCTTATGCCTCCGGCACCATGAACCACCCCGGCGGCATCGCTAAGGTATTTGAGGAAGGGGGCGAGCTGATCGATCTGCCAGGCGGCGCACGGGTTATCCCGCACGATCTGTCTCGCATGATGGTGACTGCCGCTGGCAAGGCCGCAGGTGCCGCCGCAGCGCCGGATCTGTCGAAGGCCCAGACCCACCAAGTCGTTGTCGGCTTCGCGCAATCCTCCATGCACCTCACCGATGACGGCAAGATCGTCGCGGAGCTAAATCTGCAAACGGATCAAAAGATCTCCCGTGCCGCTGAAAACGCGGATCGCGCCTTGCCGGGGAAGGTCCAGCAGATCCAACAAAGACCACGGGACCGCTACACATGAGCAATCAACCACCCCTCGCGCTGTCTGAGTTCTGGAACAAGCTGCGGCTTCGCTCGATCACCTTTGATCTGCCTGATGATCAAACTGGCACCGGCACCGGCGCTGGTGAAGTCATCAGGGCTAGCCGCCGCGATGTGCTTTGGCAGGGCAAGGCGACAGTCACGCTCAATCGGCATGACGCTCAGGATGCAGTCAAGGCCATGATGGATGAGATCCGTCATGGCGGTGCACGGTTCTTGGTCTGCGATCCCAAGCGCAGAGCGCCGCAGTCTGACAAGCAGGGTGTTCTTCAGGGGGGCAGTGTCGCTGTCGTTCATTCCCTTGACCAAGCAGACCGCCGCAAATTGGTTCTGCGGGGGCTCCCGGCTGGATTTGAGCTGCGCCCTGGTGATCACCTGTCCGTCGAATACGGCAGCAATCCCCTGCGGTATTTCTTGGCCCGCATTCAGCGTGGCGGAGTGTTCTCAGGGAGTGTTCCAGAGTGTGAGCTTCGCGTGTTGCCCTTTCTGCCGATCGGCTTGGAGGTCGGGCAGGTCGTCACTCTGCGCAACCCTGTTTGCAAAGCATCCTATGTGCCCGATTCCTATACGCCCGTTGAAAGAACGCCGGGCCACGATGCGGGTTTTGAATTCAAATGGAGGCAGACCTACCGATGAGCTGGCCTGTTACAACGCGCCGAGATCAACACAACCGCGTCTTGATG